GGCAGCACTGGAGCCAATAGCGAAGGCGGCTAGAGACGCAATCGACAAATGCATGTCTAGGATGCGCGAGCAGCACCCGGACAAGGCATCCAAGCTGACTGGCATCGGCTCGTTCGACGTGGAGGGCGCTGGTTCGGGCACGCGATGGGACTACCACATGGAAGCTTGGAACAAGGCACGAGTATCCGAGAGCTACGGCCACTCCCACATCACGTGCGCTGGACTGTCGCGCCCAGATGGGGCTTTCACCATAGAGGACTTCATAGACGCATTGCTAGCTGCCGGATATGACGTGGAAAGGGTGTTCAGTAATGTACTCGGGTACAACGTCACTGTCACGAATCCTATCTCCCACTCCCTTGAGGGATACCACCCGAAGGCGGAGGATGTGTACGACGGAGAGGTCACGGATTACCTTGGAAACAAGGCTCATGTTGTTTCGCATGAGAGCTGTGCGCTCTACGAGTCTGACCGAGTTATCGGAGAGACGGAGAAACCGACTAACGCAATGTCCGTTCGTTACCTACAGGAAAAGTACAAGAGGGATGTTCCAACTTCAGTTCGCTCTTTGCAAGTCGCAATGCGTGAAGGAAATGTTGTTGAGTGCTACGTCCAGGAGCACACCGAGTACGGCTTCGAGAAGACAATGAGAGGAGTTGTGAAATGAACAACGCGATTTGGGTTGTGATAATGGCGGCGAATGCTAGTAGAGCAGCTGCATCAAGCTCATGTTCCAACGCATCTGACATATCAGGCGTAACCTGTCTGATTATAATTATAGTCTGTGTAGCTGTTTTCTTGCTGCTTTTGGCTTCTGTTCGAGGCGATTGATGATTGGATTTTCTAATGGCTGACTTCTATGACTGGCAGAAGACGCTTTCATACGACGCGGACGTTACCATGGTGATAGGAACGCGAGGAGTCGGAAAGACGTTCGGCCTTAGGACGCAGTTCATACGAGACTGGAAGAAGGACGGCAGCAGGTTCGTAGAGGTGTGCCGATACAAGAACGAGCTGTTCGGCGTATCCGACGGGTACTTCAACCGAGTCGGTGACCAGGATGAGTTCAAGGACCTCATGTTCAAGACCGACTCACGATACGCCTATGTGGCATACAAGGACGCAAAGACAGACACCGACAAGCCAGACTGGAATATTATCGGGTACTTCGCCGCCCTATCGGACGCGCAGAGACTAAAGAAGAGGACGTTCGACCACGTTCGCAGAATCGTCCTTGACGAGGCGATAATCGACCGTCGAGACAGGTACCACAACTACCTGCCGTCGGAGTTCACTGTACTTGCCAACCTGGTTGACACGGTGTCGCGCGAGCGCAAGGACACCAAGTCAGTGCGGCCAAGGGTGTACCTTCTCGGAAACGCGCTGTCGTTCGCAAACCCGTACTTCGCCAGGTACGGAGTAACGTCCGACCTTAGCTACGGGTACAGGTGGTTCAACAACAAGACGTTCCTGCTACACTACGTGTACACTCCCGAGTATTCCGAGGAGAAGCAGACAGGAACCGTGGCCGGTCGCATGCTTGCTGGAACCACGGAGGGAGACTCCATCGCAAACAACAAGTTCATGCTCGACTCAAACGAGTTCGTTGCGAGGAAGCCGTCTAGGGCCAAGTTCACGTTCGGGATAGTGTACAACGGCAACGAGTACGGCATATGGGTGGACATGCGAGAGGGGCGCTACTACGTGTCCAAGAAGATACCAAAGAACACGCTTCGCCCCATCTACTCGCTGTCGCGCGAGGACGCGAGCGTTAACTATATGGCCGTCACCAGGGCATCTACAGTCATGCAATCCCTTGAGAACATGTGGTACCTTGGATTGATAAGCTACGAGAGCGTGGACCTCAAGATGCAGTTCGCAGACGTGCTAGCCATGTTCGGGATAAGGTGATGTGACAATGGCAACCCCAGACTACTACAATGGAGACGGAGAGGTCACGTGCATGGACGCGCTTCGCTCGTGCGTGCATGGATGGAAACCAGACCCTCTGTTCGCCTTCTGGTTCTGCAACGCCTTCAAGTACCTGTGGAGGTTCAAGGGCAAGAACGGTCTGGATGACCTCTACAAGTGCAGGACCTACATAGACATGATGATTGACGTTCTTGAGTGAGCGCTATATCATATAGGAGCCGTGACACGGACTCGGCGGGCAAGTAGACAGGTGCGACGATACGCGATGATGCGCGCGCATATGTCGGGGCTTGCTTAATCGCTCCCTTTTCGCTTGCGTTTCCGACGCTCGCGGCATATCATCTAGGCCATGGGTTCCCGTCCCCAAGACGGTGCGACCCATGGCCGCTTTTTTGTGCAATGGCAACGAAGAGAGGAGAAGCGCAATGGAAGACGAGGAGAACAAGGTTCCCGATGGCGGTTCCGCCAAGAGTCCGACCGATGACGGTTCAACTGAGGTTGCAACTAAGGATGCAACTGATGGTGCAACCGATACTGGCGCAGGTGTGGCGCAGCCCGACTATTCCATGCTAATGCAGATGATGCAGGAGATGCAGGAGAACCAGACCCGACTCGCGGGTCAGATTGCCAAGATTTCCGACGCGCAGTCCGCGCTCATCGACGCAGGTGCGGTCATCCACGAGGACGGGAGCCGCAGTCCCGGACTCGTTGGCGAGCAGCCCTGCGATGACGAGTTCGTTCCCATCGAGCGGCTTGACCTTTCCATCTAGCAAGGAGGAATCACACAATGGCAACCAACAACGCCACGATTCTCGATAGAATCTGGCTGTCTGGAACCAACGACTTCCAGCAGCGTATCCCGCAGCCGACGCAGCAGACCATCAAGTCCACCATGGACGCGCTGTTCGATCCAATGAACAAGCAGTATTACAACCAGTTCGTTGACAGTCTCGTCATGCGAATCGGAATGACGTTCGTCCACCAGCAGGCATGGAAGAACAAGCTCGCAGTCTTCAAGGACTCCAAGATGATGTACGGCGCCACGGAGCAGGAGATTGCGACCAAGTGGGTCAAGGCTCACGCTTACCGCGATGACGTCGAGGACGTCTTCAAGGTTTCACGTCCCGAGTCCGCCGTCTGGTACCACTCCCAGAACCGACGCGACCAGTACATGATTACCGTTGACCGCCAGGAGCTCATGTCCGCGTTCACCAATGAGTACGGACTCAACTCCTACGTCGCGAGCATCCTCCAGGCTCCCATCAACGCCGACGAGTACGACGAGTACCGAATCATGCTCCAGCTGCTCGCGTTCTACGAGGACACGTTCGGCTTCTACAAGCACCGCCTCTCCGGCGTTCCGTCCGATGAGGCCACCGGCAAGGAATTCCTCAAGGCGGTCAAGGCGTACACCCAGAAGCTCACGTTCCCGACCACGCAGTACAACGGCGTCCGCCTTCCCGACCTTCCCGTCTTCGCTCGACCCGACGAGCTGGTCCTGTTCGTCACTCCCGAGATTGCCGCGTCCGTTGACGTTGACACCCTGGCACCGCTGTTCCATCTCGACAAGGCCGATATCTCCGCGCGTCAGATTGTCGTTGACGAGTTCCCGTTCAAGGATTCCAAGTGCTGCGCAATCCTCACCACGCGCGACTTCTACCGCTGCCGCGACACCGTTTACCAGACCGATTCCATCTACAACCCCAAGACGCTCGGCACGAACTACTTCCTGAATCACTGGGGCATCTACTCCGTGTCCCCGTTCGTCCCCGCAATCATGTTCACCACCGACGCGGTGTCCGGCATCGACGTGGTGACTCAGAGCGCCACCGACCTCGACCTCACCGTTGACAAGGCGCAGGCGGCGGCTGGTGACGTGGTGCAGCTCACCGCGAAGCTTATCGGCAAGCTCGACAAAGCCGACGGTACCGGCGTGGTTCTGGCACCCGACGCATGCACCTACTCAGTCACCGCCATGGACAAGGCTGACTCTGACGCAGTTGCCATTCAGCTTCCGTCCACCACCTACGTTGACGAGTACGCCAGGCTGCACCTCTCCAAGTCCCTCAAGACCGGAAACGTTATCACCGTCACCGCAAAGTCCACCTACGTCAACCCGTCTGGCGCCACCACCGCGCTGACCAAGACCGTGCCGGTCACCATCGCCTAGCACACAGGCATTCCAAGTTCGTAGGATTCGGGACGCGCGGGCTTTGCTCCCTTTAACCGCGCGTCCCGTCTCCATATAACACAGGAGGTGATTTGCAGTTGGACTTCCCGCACCTTCCAGACACCAAGTACCCGTACCTCGACAACGTGTCTAATCCTGGTTACGAGAACAGGTTCGACTACCTGCGCTGGGTTCCCAACACCAAGGTAAAGCTATGCTCGGTTCGTTGGAACAGCGACTATTCCGATGTTGTCAAGTTCGACACCGACCAGCTGCGCGACGAGTGGTTCGACCAGCTTCCGACCGACCCGTACTGCGAGATAGTTCTCAACACTAACAAGCAGCTAGGAAGCGACAACACCGTCAAGGTTCCAGTACCTTATGACAGGGCATCGCAGTTCAACTACTGCGTCGTTGACATTCCCATAGCCACCAGCGCGGACGCGCCGCTCGACTACGAGTCAGAGTACGGATTTCACCGCTGGTTCTTCTTCGTCACAGACTTCGTTCAGGTGAACGCTTCAACCACCCTTCTCACGCTGTCGCTCGACGTGTGGACGCAGTACATCAACTCTGTTGGCATCACGTATATGGTGCTGGAACGCGGTCACGCCCCTGTGGCAGCTACCGACGTGGACTCGTACCTAGCCAACCCGATGGAGAACAGCGAGCTTCTTCTAGCTCCAGACGAGAACTTCGGAAACGACACCGTGTCACGCGGAGGGCGCTTCATCCCGTTCGGAAGCGGAGAGAAGTGGCTGTGCATAGCGTCGGTGTGCCCTCCCGAAATGCTATCGCAGCTTGGCACCGTGACCGACGGAGGTTCGGCGTCCTATTCCGACCCCGTTTTCTCCGACGAGTTAGGCTACCCGAACGACGCCATGCGCTGGGGCCACCAGTACCACGTAGACGGGTTCGGATTCGGCAGCGGTCGCGACTACTCCGGCGTGACCACCGCGGTAGGTAACGTCGGTTCCAGCGACGGCAGGATTCCTAACAACGTAACCATGTACGCTGTTCCAGCTAGCGACGCGTTCGGCGGAAACCTTCTTGAAGACCTTGTGCGGGTGTGCCCGACGTTCCTCAGGACGGTGAGGGCGTGCTTCGTCGTTGCGCGAGAGATGTTCGACACCGGCAATCAGCACAATATTGCAGGACATTTCCTTTACGAGGTTCGCGGCAACTCGCGCGACCTTGGTGACGTTACGCTTACGAAGGACATGTTCGCGTATCCCAACGAGTACGCAGGCTTCGCAAAGCTCTACACGTATCCCTACGCGCAGCTTGAGGTGACGGACAACGAGGGCAAGTCCGCAACCGTGCGAATCGAGACAACTAGCGGAATCAAGGCGCACGCAGTGACCTCGCTCGCGTTCCCATACCTCAACATGCGCATGTTCCTCACTGGCATCGGCGGCTCTGGAAGCGAGTCCTACCAGTGGATAGACCTCAGCGGAGTGCACGACGAGCAGATGCGCAACTCCGACTGGTATAGGTTCTGCTATGACTTCGGAATTCCTACGTTCGCACTGTACATGGACGGTGCGACTTCGTGGCAGGTCCAGAACTGGAACCGTGCTCTTGGAAACGCGCGAAACTCTGCGCTTGTTAACTACCACAACTCCGTTCGCCAGGCGAACAACGCCATGGCCAACGCAGTTGACGCAGCCGACACGGCGCAGACGAACTCAAACAACTCCGCAAGGAACGCATACACCAACGCGGTAAACTCAGCCAACACCGCTCAGACGAACACCAACAACGAGGCGAACACCCTCGACAAGAACCACTCCAACACGAGGGCTTGCAGGACCGACGTGTGCGCAAACATAAACGCGACAAACACCAGCAACCAGAGCACAAGGAACTCTGCTTCGCTAACTCAGGTTTTAGCCAACAACACGCTTAATCAACGTCAGACGTCTTTGTCAAACGCTACTTGCGTGGCAAACACCAACACCGAGAACCAAACATCAATGTCGAACTCAATCACGAACGGAATATCTGCCGTAGCAAGCGGTGCGGTGTCTGGTGCCGTGGGCGGTAGCGTTATTCCCGGCGTAGGTACGGTGCTTGGAGCTGTCGCTGGTAGCGGTTCCGCGTTGATTGGCGCTATTGCAAACGGTGTAACGACTCAGATTTCCGCCAACGCGAGCACTACTATTACAAACGCAACGGTCACGCTAAACTCGAACATATCCTCGTTTACACAGTCCACCAACCATGACAACACCATGGCTGCGAACACTGCCAACATCACGATAACCAACAACGACAACACGCTCAGAACCAACAACACCGCGCGAGAGAACGAGTGCGACGCGGCGAACACCTCCAACACCAGCGGCACGATGCGCACGAACGCGGCCAACACGCGCAACACTAGCGTAACGAACGCTGGCAACACGCGAGACACCGCAATCGGCAACGCCACAAACACTCGCAACAACGCTGCGTCCAACGCGGGCTGGACGCGCGACGCAACTGTCACGGCAGCGCAGGACGTTGCCAGGAACACCCAGCGCGACGCCATGGCGGGACTTCTCGACGCTCGAAACGACGCCCCAGTGGAGCTGTGCCCGACCAGCGGAGACGCCACGTCAGAGTACATGCGCACCCGCGGCGTGCAGATAAAGGTACGCACTCAGTCCAAGTCCGCCATACGCATGGCGGGTGACACGTTCGCCAGGTTCGGGTACGCCCTGAACCAGATTTGGAACGTCGCAAAGTCGGGCCTCAAGCTGATGCGCCACTTCACGTACTGGAAGGCCAGCGACATTTGGGTGTACGATGTGTGCGAGACAAACGACACGCCCCAGAACGCGATAGTTGCGATATTCGAGAAGGGCGTAACCGTGTGGAATGACCCCGATGAGATTGGAATGGTGAGTCCATATGACAACTGACGTTTACGACGTGGTTCCGAGCGGGCAGATTTTTGCCATAGCTACCAAGGAACCTAAGCGTGACCTTAACTGGCTGCTTTCCCAGGACTCGTACCAGGGACTCACCGATGACGAGATTCAGCAGATAATCGACTACAAGGCCGAGCAGGCAAGGAAGTCGGAGGAGGTCAAGGCAATGCAGGAGTCTTATGAGAAGACAATGCAGGCAAGCCTGGACGCTTCTGCTACAATGGTGGAGGACAGCAGGAAGGTTCTCGCGACCCTTCTTGCAACGTCCACCAGCTATGATTCAGTTGCAGCCGAGAAGACTACCAACGAGCTGTTCAAACCAGAGGTGATTTAGTTGGGTCACAGGGGTGGAAAGAACAGGAACCGCAACACGTCTCAGGACGCTCAGCCGTACATGTTCAAGTCCAAGGGCTACGGACGCGACTACTGGCAGAGCGACGCCTACGCGAAGAGGCTGTACAACTACTACCGAAACGTCATGATGCAGATGGCGATGATGCGTTTCCGCTGGGTCGGCCTTCCCAAGACGTGCAACGAGCGCTACCTGGAGTACACGTTGCTGACGCAGGGAGTCGCGACAATCGCGTTCCCAAGAAAGATGCGCGGCACGTTCTTCTCCACGCAGGCGGTTCTCCAATCGCCGCCGAACGTCTACGATGACTGCACTCACTGGGAGTCGCTTGGAAACAACGGTTGGCGGTTCGACTGCGGCGTTGACAACGGCGTGCTCGTGTACGACAACTGCACCAGGATGCCAGTGATGGATGGAATCGACATATACGCAGCCGAACTAGTACACATCCGACAGACCAAGACGATGAACAGGTTCCACCAGCAGATTCCATGGGTGCTGACCGGCCCGCAGGAGAAGCTGTACGACATGCAACAGCTTGCAAAGCAGGTGGCAGGCGGCGAGCTTGCCGTGCTGGCGACAGATGACCTTCACGGAATCAAGACCACCGACGTGCTCCAGACCGGCGTGCCGTTCCTCGGAGAGCAGCTGTCGCAGGACGAGCAGCAGGTGTGGAACCGAATCTACACCATGCTTGGCATCGAGAACTCCCCGTTCAAGTCCGAGCGCCAGACCGAGGACGAGGTACGCGCCCAGAAGTCACCAACCACGCTGGTCAAGTTGGCGTCGCTCGAGGAGCGCAGGCGTGCAGCCGCAAAGCTCAACAACAGGTTCGGTGCGTACCTGGAGGAGGAAATCAAGGTCGTGTGGCGCCAGGACAACGAGTCCGAGAACTGGAACCTGCAACGCAACATGAACTCGCAGCTCAAGCTTCTGAAGGGTTGATGCGTGATGATTGACACCGACTACGAGGACGAGTTCCACTCACCGCTCACAATCTCCCTCGGCGAGCTTGCCGAGGGGGGTTGGTTCGACCTCTCCTCGCCCGAATGGGACTTTCCCAAGTACAGCGAGGAGCAGCACAAGCGGTTGTGCGACAAGATTCTGAACCACTACTACGATCGTGACATTGGCATTCTTCCACCGCTGGCGTGGAAGCGAAGGTTCCTGGGAAAGCTGAACGAGATAATGCCGAAGTACATTCCAATGTACCGAAAGCTAGACACAAGTCCAGACATGCTCAATGCAACCGACGAGTATTACAAGTCGCGCAACGTGTTCTCGGACTTTCCTCAGACGCAGCTATCCGGCAACCAGGACTACGCTACCACTGGCACGGACCACCAGTATGAGCGCGTGCATGACGGAACCATAATCGACCTCGCCGAACGACTGCGGCAGTACGACGATGTCGATTTGATGGTAGTGAACGAGATGGAGCCTCTGTTCTCCTGCCTGTTCACGGTTAATATCAATGCCTGGTAGTAAGGAGAACGAATTGAACGAGTTCTACATCATCGTGGCGCCAATGGTAATGGCTTGCCTTGACCTGGTGTCAGGCTACCTTGCCGCGATGCACAACGGAGAGGTTGACAGCTCGCGCATGTTCGAGGGCATGTTCAAGAAGCTCAGCGAGGTGCTTGCAATCGTTGTAGCTAAGGCAACCGAGTTCGCAATCACCGTCTTCGGTGCGGCAGAGCTTGGAATTAACCCTAGGATTCCAGTGTGCGCCGCAGTGTGCGTGTTCATCACCGCGTACGAGCTTGTTTCCATAATTGAGAACATCGGCAAGATGAATCCGGCAATCGGGCGCGCCATGGTGCGAATACTTGGAATCGACCCAAGTAAGGTAGGTATTGACGAGGGTGACGTTAAGTGATTTGGTATGTCCTTTCAATCGCAGTGATACTCATCGCATTGTGCATCGTCAGCGGAGGTGACTTTTAGTGGGAATCATCAACCCAAGCTCGCTGCTTTCCACCACTCCGACAATCCCCAAGTTCTATTGGGACGTGAAGTCGCAGGAGCAGCGAATCAAGGTCATGTGCTGCCTAATCCAGCAGCTCATCGACCAGTACGGTAGCACCGACTCGCAGATTCAGAAGAACACCGAAGTAATCGAGGAGCTTCAAGAACTCTTCACGCAGTTCCAGGAGAGCGGATTCGATGACTACTACGAGCAGCAGGTAATCAAGTGGATTGGCGACAACATCGAAATCCTATACAAGCAGCTCGCAAAGCAGGTGTTCTTCGGCCTGACCTCAGACGGATACTTCTGCGCATACGTTCCCTACTCGTGGAGTGACATTACGTTCGACACTGGAGCCGTCTATGGTACCGAGACGTACGGCAGGCTCATTCTGAGGTTCGACGCGGACGGGTCTGGAGTTATTGACAACACGCAGTACGACATTACCCATAAGGGATAGGAGAATCGAAAATGGCAACCACACAGCACATCGGAGCGCGTTACGTCCCTCTGTTCGCGGAGCCAATCGAGTGGGACAAGACCAAGCAGTACGAGCCGCTGACCATCGTTACAAACAACGGAAACTCGTACACGTCCCGCCAGTTCGTCCCAACCGGAGTAGAGATAACCAACGAGGCGTTCTGGGCGCTGACTGGAAACTACAACGCGCAGATTGAGCAGTACCGCAAGGAGGTCATCGCCTACGACGGGAGAATCACGGCGGCTCAGAACGACGCCACCAACGCGCTGTCTCTGGCACATGCGAACGAGACCAACATCGCCGCCAACGACGCGGAGCTTGCTGGTACCGCCGACTCCGGCTTGAAGACGCTAATCACCAACGAGACGAACAGGGCGACCGCAGCCGAGGATGCTAACAAGTCCGCAATCGAGGTGGAGGTGGCGCGTGCCAAGTCCGAGGAGTCGAAGAACGCCGCTGCAATCGCCGCTGAGACTGTCAGAGCAACCGCAGCCGAGGAAGTAAACGAGTCCGCAATCTCCGCCGAGGAATCGGAGCGAGTGGCTGCTGTCAACGCGATTCTTGACAGGTTCCCCATCGGAACCTCCGACCTGCGCGACGGTTCGGTAACGGCCACTAAAATCAACCAGACCGGAGTCAAGTCGATTCTTAATGGATTCACCGTACACTTCTTCGACAACAAGGACCCCAACGCGGACAACGTTGGACTTGTTATCCCTAACAGCGGCAACAGTCGAATCAGCGGCTTCTACATCGAGGAGCTTACGTTGCTGTGCATCACGCAGCTGCAGGTGTACGGCCCCTGGTCCTCTATCAAGTCCCCTGACGGCAAGGTTATTCTGCCCAGCTACGTTCCAGCAATCGTTCCTCCAACCACGCAGGACGCCGACGAGTACATCATCGGCGGCGGAGCTTGCGTCTGGGACAACTCGAGCGCGTGGAAGACGTGGTATGGCTACTCGCTCATGGCAGGACGCCAGATTTGCCCCCGCAGCAACATCAATAGCGAAGAATGGTTCACGACCTTCGGCTCGTCTGTAGCAATCCTGCGCCCTTACATGACATCCACACTGTCCGCCAAGACCTACGATGCGCTCGTGTCCGCCAACGAGGTGATGTAGAATGTTCAACCTTATACAGTGGTCGGACACGCATCAGGCCAACCAGTCAATCAACGCAGCACAGACCGTGTTGAAGACTGCCAACGGCGTTGACGCGATCGTACACTGCGGAGACTCTGCTTTCAGGTACTTCGAGGACGGAATCGGTGAGCTCGACTTGAACGGCACGCTTACCGTCATTGGAAACCACGACGCCTTCACCAAGAACGGTGATGGCTCACAGAACAAGCACAAGCAGCCGACTCAGGCGCAGCTGTACAACAGGTACATGGAACCTTTGGTGCGGCAGGGAGCCGAGTGTAGAAGCGCAACTACCTGGTGGCGAAAGAAGTATGCCAACAAGGGCGTTGTCATAATCGGCGTGAACGACACGCTGAACGAGGACGCGCTGGTAGAGGAGCAGTACGCAGACGTGAAGGCGTGGCTCGATGACGCATACGCCAGCGGACTCGCGGTGATTATGGTCAGGCACTCATCTACCGCGTATGCAACCGTTAGGACTTGCAACTGGACAGCGCTGCACGCAATCAACGAGGAGCCTACCTACATCAGCGAGTACAGAGATTGGTACCCAAAGACCGACCGCGTCACCTCGCTGCTCGTAGGCACCCGCGCGAAGGTGCTGTGCCTTCTGCACGGACACGACCACTGGGACAGCTTCCAGACCATCGACAAGGGAGACGGCATGATTCCGGTCATCGGAATCGGCTCCACCTACGCCGACGGCTGGAACGACGTTCCCCGTTCCAACGACGCGAGGGTCAAGGAGACGTACGTGCTCAACCACCTGCGGTACGACCCCACATTGAACACGCTTTCCGTGTTCAGGTTGGGCAGTGACGAGAGCACGCTTGGCAACGCTCGAAAGATGCTTGTTTGGAGCTACGACAAGAGTGAAATCGTGGCAACTTGCTCTAACAGAGGGTGACACGAATGACGTTGCGCGGCATCGACATATCCTCGTACCAGCGCGGCCTTGACGTGTCCGTCCCCTCGGTGGACTTCTGCATCGTTAAGTCCACCGAGGGCACCTACCAGGTGCAGGACACGTGCGACCCGTGGGTGCAGAGGTTGATTGAGCTTGGCAGGCTGTGGGGCTTCTACCACGTCATGTCAAGCGAGGACGGAACGAGACAGGCTGACTTCTACATCGACAACTGTCTCAACTACTTTCGTCATGGCATCCCGATACTTGACATTGAGGGCATCAGCTCAAGTTACCCGAACAACCCTGGAATCGCATACGACTTCTGCAGGCGCGTCATTGACAAGACCGGCGTAGTTCCCATGGTGTACATGAACTCTGCTTGCCTGAGGGGTGCCGACTGGACAAGGGTTCGTGACCTAGGATGCGGACTCTGGATTGCCAACTACTACATTAGCGGGCTTGACTACGACTCGGCAGACCCAAGCTCAATGATGAGCGACCCGACCCCATGGAAGTTCGCCGCGATGTGGCAGTTCTCGTCAACTGGAAGGATAGAGGGTTGGGGAAAGAGCGTTGACATGGACCTGTTCTTTGGAGACGCTGACGCTTGGAGAAAGTACGCGGGCGTGCAGGGTTATGTTCAAAACGACGGGGTCGATTCTACGACTCTTGAGGGTGGGGGTTACAGGGTCACTATTGAGAGGACCGAGTAGAGGGCTCTAGTTCTGCATCGACCCGTTAGAATCAGGAGCGGGCGGGCTTTCGATTCCGAATCTCGGACGAAGGCCCGCCCGCGCGCTTATAGGGCTAGTCGAACGTTTGTTCGTATAAACTATTTAGTTAAATTTCTTATATTATGCCTGGTAGGTGGCATATTGATACATATGTAGGCGTCCGCTACGTTCCTGGAAGTTTGTAGGAACTATGGAGAAAAAAACACGTTACAATGACCGCTGCAACGTGTATATTGATATCAAGCAACGGCGCGGGTGTTTGGCGGGTTTCTCGTTGCTTGAGTTCGAACTTTGAAAACAAAATACAGGTGCAAGCAGGTTTTTCTATTGTTGGTGAAACTGAAATGTTTCACGTGAAAGAAATGGAGTAGGAAAATGATTGACGTTTACGACTTTTGCGGCGCGTGTGCTGATGGAACTAAGGTCAAGGTTTCTATCTACGCCTACGAGGGAAATGAGTTCATTACGTCCTTGATTCTGAATGATGCTAAAACTGGAGTGAAAGCGCTTTCCTCAGTGTGCAGGTATGGGTTCATTGAATCGTTCCATGTTAGCGCCGATATTGTTTGCTGCAAGGTGAACGTTCACAGGGGCGACTTGTAGCCAAAAGGTTGTTAGGCGGGGATATAGCCCCGCCTAACACATAGAAGGGAGATAGCATGAAAAACTACATTGAGTGCCGTAACACTGAATACGACAAGATTAGAGTCACGTTTTGGCGTACGCGATGGGACGGCATGACGCTATATAAGGCGTCTGTGATGTCCTGCAGGGTCGAAACAAACCACGGGATTACCTGCGAGACGTGCGAACCGATGAACGGGTATAGTTACACGCTCAAAGCAGCAAAACGCGCGTCAAAGAAGGCAGAAGATAGCGCCCGGGTTGATATGCAATGGTTCATCAATAGGGCGCTTGACCTGCTAGCAGGTAACGGCTTTGAAACCGTTCTTTGCGGGAAAGACCTAAGCGCGGCCGTTACTGATATTGTTAAGTCGATTGAATGCGAGGTGCATTGATGTATAAGCGGGTCAGGAACACTAACGCATGGATTGAGCGCGAGGGTAGAGTCGTTAGGCTCATGAGCTATGACACGCTCGTTTGCGAGGTACATACGGACTCCAGGACAGTTCTTTTGAGTCCTGCCGCTAGGTGCTCCAGGACAACCATAAGGCATCTGAGCAGCTTTCTTAACGAGTTAGGCGTTTCGTACTATGCTGCTAAAAACGTTTTGGTTGACCCGTCACATGAGCCGGTTACGGCCTACGACGGTTACACTATATATGTTAGCGATGACCCGCGTTTCAGGTTTCGCCCAACGTCTTCTTATTGAATGATTTGAGTTGATATGTATGACAACTTATATATACGTGGCGCTAGTGTTGACCAACGTTGTTTGTGTGCTTGTCTGCTCACTCAAGATAAGGCAGAACCGCGAGGAAAACATATCGAGGATGAAACTTCTGCGTAAGCTACAACGTGCGCGTATAGAGCTCAAGCGTGAACGCGTTTTGACTGAGGACGCAATCAAGCGGGCTAGGGCTTGCAAGGTTGATTGATGTTTTGGTACAATAAGGCGTAGCGCGGACGCGCTACATTACAGAAGGGAGTTTTCATCATGCGTTCTATTAAGAAGTCTATCGTTACCACCGTTGCCGACGTTTTCAAGATTGACCTGGATACCATGTCCGTGGACCACGTCGCTACACGTGAGTTCGTGGGCGGTTTGGGCGAGCGTTTGGCGGTGAGCAAGTGCCGTGGTGAGTTTGGCAGAGATGCTATTGTAAAGTGCCATGAGGTTTCTCACACGTACGTGATGAGCGTCGAGGATTTTATCCGGTATGCTACCGTTGTCGA